TGAAGGAGCAGTCCAAACCCCAGGAGAAAGGAAACCTCTGTTTCTGGCAGCATTACACGGTCCGGCAATCACAGACATTAGAAGTGTTACCCCACCCTCGTTTTGTGGCACCTTCGAAACTCCGGTTAGCAAGTCCATAACCGCGATCTGGATATCGTTTTTGAGCATATCCAGGTTAATTATTTCATCGAAGTGCATTCCGTTAGCCATAACACCTTGCTGAAAAATGTTATAAGTGTTACCGCGAGTGACGTAATAATTTCCCCCTTGAGCCTTAATTATGCCTATCTGTGTCTCCGTCAGAGCCTCCGGTATTACACCAACCTCTTGCTTATACGCTAAGATATAGGCCGTATTGGCTAATCCGGTATTTGCTCCCATCGCATAGCCCATGATCGACACTGCGGCATCAGGAGAGGTTGAGTATTGACCAAGTGAGCGCTTATATGATGCTACTTGGAGTTGAATCATGATACTTCCGGTCCCGTCGGTATCCGTTGCTCCGTTATCTGCACCAATCTTAAGTGCAGTAGCAACGTCGTTTGATGCGCCATCAATAATTCTGACACTAGAGTTAAGGCCAACCGATCCAGAGGTAATGATATAAACTCCGCCTGTAAACGCTACGGTTACCGCGGAATAAATGCCACCCAATGCTCGTATTTTAGTTTGCATAGCCGCAGCAATTTCCAAACCAGTATCTAATCCCGTTAAAGTCAAGGCGATGTCATGATATGTCGCATCGCCATCAACTGCTATTTGGAATGTTGTTGCTGTGCCCCCGCTGATATCAGTGCTCGGGGCAGTTGCGCTTGTTTCGTAGCCTGAGGTTAGTGCTGTTCCTGCCAAAACATCAGCGTCGGCAGTTGTGTAGAAAAAGACTGAGCTTGGTTCAACCGCTTCAATGTACGGCGCTATATCTAAGATATCAGCCTTTACAGCCCCGCATAAATAACATGCGTACCAATCCGTATTCTTCACCCTACATGCTGTTACGGCTTCTAGTGCCGTCTCCTCTCCTGTTTTATCCCATCTTCCAATTGCGACCTTCGTAGGTTTAGGGTTTTGCGAAAAATACAGCGTTGCGGCTTTGTATTCAGCCTCTGACGAAGTAAAACCATCGGCAACCATTCCGTCAGTTCCTGTGTATATCTTTACCCTGTCAGATGCCGAAATGTGAGTGCTTGAGCCAACGATAAGCCCGAGGTTAAACCCTGACCGGATTGTAGCTACTGGCGAGACTACGACCGAAATATTAACTATGTCACTAAGTGGTAGAGTCGACATCTATAGTCACTCCTTCCTCTGTTTTGATTTGAATACTGACCCCTTGGATTGTCGGGATTGTGCCTTGACGACGGACTGTTTCAAAGAACGTTGCTGAGAAGTCTGAGCGTTCCCACCATTGGCCGTTGAATAACTCGGGACAGCGTATAGGTACATTCACATCGATTACTAGGTGTAGATTGGATGCAGTTAGTGTCTCTTTCGCCTTAAATAGTCCGTTACGGATAGCCTCGATGTTGTCAAAGCTGTTTGGCCCATAGAGAGTCCACGAGACTTGAAGGGGACGAGTGTAGGATGTTATCTCATTAACCTCGGAATCACTGTTCGGCGTGTAATCGGTGTCGCGTTGCTTGGAGTAGGAGTTATTCGTTGCCATAACCCTGAGAAACGTTACATCCTCAGTTATCTTCCAACCAGGAGCCCCTCCAGTAGGCCAAGCGATACGGACCTTACTGTTGTTTGCTGGATCGACAGGGTTAAGGCCAAGGAGTGTACAGGTGAGGTTGCGAAATATATCTTCAAGCTGCCTGAGGGTAAGTATTGTATCGGCCATTTAAGTACCTCCCATCGAGGTCCCGTAGGCCTTATAGTATCCAAAGTCAGACCAGTCCTTAAGTTGTAGTAATCGATACCGTTCTCCGTGCCATTCGATCTCATCAGATGTTCCTTTCCCCTGTAAATCATCGCGTGTAACGAATAGTGGCTGAGTAGAATGGAATACCATGAGTTGGGACGTTCTGTCGCCTTCGGGTACCTGTAGGAGGTCTTTGGTACCTGCCGCTGTTACAACGCCTGACATAGTGATTGATGTCTCAGTTTCTACAAAGCGTCCTGCCACCCAATCGCCTGTTTTTCGGTAGACGGTGAAGGGTTGTGAGAATCTTGAACTACCAATTACCCTTGAGACGTTTAGCATGTGATCACTTCTCCCGAATTACGTAGGTTACACTTTTTCGAAGTTCGTCCGTGTCGATCATTGGTTTAGTCATGCCTTCTAGCCCGGTAATGTCCGATAAGCTCCCGCCCTCATCGACGTACCTTACGATATCCCTAGAGGTGCTGTCCTTCTTTTTCTTTATCTTCTGCAGAATAGTATAGGAAGAGTTCGGTGCCCAATTATTCTTAGGATTAGTGAACCAATCTCGAACCGCGTTTTGTGCCTGCATTCCAGCTCTGACCAAAGCCCTGCTCATGCCATCCGTATTGCCATCAAGTGCGGATGATGCGGCTTTCCTTAGCTCTACGGAGATCATTTCTGAGTTGTCGCGATCTTCGATTGCAGGCTCAACGAATGGCCTTGCTGGTATTCCCTTTATCGGAGAACCCTTCGAGTGGATAAACGCAAGCTCAGCGTTGGTGACCTTTTCGCCTTCGCGTGATCCGTTTTCTTCGGGTACTCCGACTAGAACGTCAACGCGCGAGAGAGCGCGCAGGGCTTCGAGTAGGGATTTAGTTTTGTCTTGCGAGACGGATACAGAGATGTTGCCGTTAATCATAGCACCATCATGCCACCCTTACCGACCATTCGAGCAATCGTAGCAAATTGCTGACCGTAGGATGTTAAATTCCAAGCCGCCCAATTCCCCAGCGATTGAGCGATAACACTGTAGTCCGTGCTAACAGACACTCCATCGACCGACTCAGAGGTCGTTAGGCCTTGAGCCTTGCCAGCGTCGATGACTTGCGCGGCTGATGATCCCGGGCTTGAGGTGCTTTGTAGGTAGATTGTTACGAAGTGTGCGACGAAGAAACCCATGCAGACCATCCACGCGCTACGATAGCGAGCTTGCTTTACGGTTGCGTCGGCAAGGTCAATGTACATTTGCAAGACAATAACAGGTACTAAGTAATTATCATCAACGTCTGGTCCGAATTGAGGGTAAGTAGTCACGAAATCGCTTATCGCATAGCTCGGGTTTGTTCCGTTAATGATGTTTGATGCGACGGCTTTTAGGTTTTCAACTCTCGCATCGACGTTTTCACCATATGGGCTTGGCGAACCATAGATAGTCATGTGCTCACCTTATTTCTTAGATTTGGTAGTTTTTTCTGCCGTGCTGTCTGATGGAGGAGCATCCGCTTGAGGTGTCTGGTCTTCGGAAACGAGGATATTACCGGAGCCATCCCCCTTAGCCATTAAATCTCGCTTTTCTTCCAGTGCTGCAATCTCAGACCTGAGGGCTTCGAGCTTTTCCATTTCCTTAAGCACTGTTTCGCTTTCGCTTGAAGACCCGACTGCTAGGATAGATTTGTCTCTTACGGCCGCCTTGAAATATAGGTCTTCCTGTACCCAGTCTGGTAATTCGCAAAAGCCAACTTTTGTTTTTTCTCGTATCAGATTTCCCTTAGAGTCCTTCTCTCCCTGGCTAAAGGCTAAAACCTTATTTGCTAACACTTTAATCATAAGTACCCTCCAAAGTTAAAGGTAGCCGTTATTTCTCAACGACTACCTTTATTATTTATTATGTTTTATGGCTAGGTCCTATATTCCGTCTACATATTCACAGCAGGTGTAATAGAGGAATTTTACTTGCGAGAACTGAGATGCGAATACGGTCTCGTAACTCACGGTCCCAGTATTCGGAGCGGTCATTACGCGAGACAGCGGGACGGTAAGGTCGATGTTCACGCGATTCTCGGCTTTGCGATAACCAATCATCCGCTGAGTCTCTCCTACTCCGGCACCGGTACACCAGCTCAAGGGGAAGATCTTAAGCTCTCCACCCTGATTAGTGGCGATGTTGTTTTCCAAGAGGTAATTCAGGATAGATTGCGTCCCTGCAATCGTTACAGGTGTGTTGGCAATGTATGCGTAGTTAGCCCAGTCAATCAAGATGCGGTTTGCCATACCATCCAAGGACCATCCAGAGTTAATAACTGTCTGAGTGAGGAGTTGGTTAATATCGTTCATGATTTCAACAGGGGTTTTATTAACCCAAAGCTTGGACCCTGACGCTCCAGTTGCTGCGCTTGACGCAGTAATAAGAGGACTATTGATCAGTCCGTAGGTACCCGTTTTCGAGATACCAACATAAACGTTACGATCGATCATTTTAGAGTGGTGTAAGCGAATTCCATCGTCAAGGATTGTTGCTAGGCTCTTGCCAATTTGTTGGAGCTTCTGCTCGTCGAATAACGGAGCACGAAGGATCTCTGAAAATGTATGGACCTTAAATACGTCTTTGGAGAGATTGGCCTGGCTGACCGGGATGTTATTTGTTTCACTACCGATAATTGAGTCCTCATCAGAACCAGACATGGCGTAATCGACAAATACATTGGAAGTGATCGATGTCCAGCCGCCTCCAGCCTTCATATCGATGTCACGTGGCGCAGTAATAGTGGTCAGCGGTTCGAGCAAGCGAGGATCTTGCTTTTCGAGTTCACCTGCAAGAAAAACTAGACCAGTGCTCGTTCCGCCTGCGTCCATACCAGGACCGTATATTACTCCGGGAGCGCTAGGGAATACAGCTCCTAGCTTTCCGGATTGCATAATTGCATCCATTGTCTGTTTATAGATTGGGTTAAATGCTTTATCCATGTTATCCTATTCCCTCCTTATGCGTTTAATTGGGATGTCAAGACTATTTCAGTAATGCCCGTTGCTGAATCCATTTTACCGTTCGTAAAACGGGCATTGGTAAGTTGAATGGCAGTTCCACCCGCCGGGGTTGCTGTAGCGACAAACGCGCCAACAGGAGAGGTTGTGCCCTCAACCGTCACAAGGTACACTAGGCCGTTTGCGGTTGGAGTTCCCTCTGTGCAGATAATAGTAGTTGTTCCAACCTGAAGGGCATCACACGGCGTATTTGGCTCAAACTGCCCATTGCCGCCTACATCGGAACCAAATCCATAGGTCATGGATTGCTTGACCTCGGATACGGCAATACCCCCGAAGTTAGCGAGAGTAGCGGCAGATACACCAGTTCCCGACTCCCCGAAGAGAGAGTAGGTGTTATCTGTATTAGTCACAACGACTGCACCAAAGGGAATAGCCGACTGAGTTTCAAGCCCATTTCCATCGAGGATTGACTTAACCTGACGGGCATTGATTTTAGTGAATGGGTTACGGGATACCTTACCCGCAAAACCTAGGCTGAGGTTTTGAAATATTACTCCTCCTGGCATATCTTACTTACCACCTTTCATCTTATCGCCTTGGGTGTTCCAAGCCTTAGCCGCCGCTTCGGCTCGTTCTCCGACGGATTGTTGCTGAGTCACGTGAGCGTCCATGGCGACGTGTTTATTCGAGGCCACAGTTTGGATGATAGCCCCATAACCACTTGATGCACGATAGGCACGCTGATCTTGCACTGCTGATCTGAAGCTCTTTGCGGCTTCGAGCCGTGCTTTCTCATCGGGAATAGCCATGATGACAGGCTTCATGTCCTGCACAAACTTACGGAGTACAGAGTCGGCGGCAGCGCCCTTGGCTGGCCCTTTCTCCGGGTCGGCATCCTTGGCAGGTTCCTTCTTATCCTCGGGATCAGGATCAGCATCCTCAGCTGGCTTATCAAGATCCTTCTCCATAGCGTCCATAACCGAGTCGGCTGATTCACCTTGTTGGGCTTCTTCGCGTTTCTCTAACTTTTCGATGCGGTCAAGGACTTTATTCATCATATCGATAAGCTGAGCACCTTGCCCGGGGTCGGCGTCTTTTGCGGGCTCTTTCTTATCCTCAGGATCGGAGTCCTTAACTTCTTTCTTTTCCGGCTCGTCCTCTTTCATCGCGTCCATTGCCTTTGCGATATCTTCCGGATCAGCATCTTGCGCGAAGTGCTTAAATCCAATCGCCGCTAACATTTTTTGCGTGATCTTCATATTTTTCTTACCTCCCGTTTTTGTTTTTTTCTGTTCTGGAAAATCACCAGGTAACGAATCCATTATCGCTACTTCTGATCCAGCTCGTCCGGCAGGGACAACAGCTACATGATTACCTGTTATCTCCCTTTGCTCGTATTTCCCTTCGCCGATCTTGTGCCAGGAACAGTTATACCCAGAGGATACTTCACGTTTGATCTTGTTTTGCACCTCAGATACAAGTCCAGCATCTTTAATAAAGAGATCGGCAATTAAAAAATCGCCATCACGGCGAACGTTTTGGACATGACCACGTTCGGTCATAGCGGCTGAATTGATGTCAAGTAACGATGTTGGATGTGTATTAGTGACGGATTTCCCTTCGAAGCTTGCAATTGTATTGGCACTGAATAACTCCTCTGGACTTCGGTATACCTCTACCCATACTCCTGTCGGCTCACCGAAATCCGAGGGAATCTCTTGTCCGAGATACCTCATCCACCCAGTACGACCAATCGGAACGTTTGAGCAGATTAGAAACGATTCTGGCGTAAGCGCCATGTTGTCAGATATTTTGTCTCCGTAATAATTCATAGTACACCTCCAGGTGCTTTGGTCTAACTAGCGTCCTCTTCCCATTCGATGGAATATGTCACGGTTCCGCCGGCCGGGACAGCTTGACCGTTAAGATTGATTGCTAACCCTTGATCAGCTCCGCGCAAAATAAGGGCCTTATCGTTGCGGGTTGCGAAGTCAAAGACCACAACTCCACCTGCTCCAGCTACCCCCATGTTCAGCTTCTTGGTCGCGAGCATTACGCCTGCGCCTAACGCTGTGGGATTGGCTGAATATTGAGCAACTGTAGCGGTTGCGGATCCGTCTGCGGAATCGAATTTAGCCGCAGTCGGG